AGTACAATAAATATCAGGAATAAAAATTTAATCTTTTTCATTTATTTCTCCTAATTAAACGAATTTCATTATTAAACGAGAACTTGCACTTGCCTCATTGCCGACGACATATGGTGTAATGTTTCGGCCGTTTCCTTCGTAACCGTGTTCGATAGATTTTCGTTGATCCGCTACACCATCTGCTGCCGCTGAAAGCGCGTAAAATTCAACCGGACCAGTTGCGCTACCTTCTCCGCGAACAGTTACGGTTTTCGCGTCACCACCAGGAATAAATTCAAATGACACAACTCGATAGACAGTACCGGGATTCCAGGCAGTTGATCCATCGAATGTAATATCAACGGAGTTTTCACCGTATGCGATTGTATTTGCCATTATTTAGTTCCCCCTATTTATTTAAATTACCGGCTTCAAAATTACTTATAATTTGTTCAATTTCAATTTCAAGTTTTGTGATTTCGTTTATATATAATTTGCGTTTATTCTTATTCAACTCTAATTTCAATCTCCGTGAAATACCCACTAAGCAGGCGACTTTTATTCTAACGAGTTCTTTCAAACTCTGAAGTCCATCGCACCTACCTAATGGGCATTGCACGAACATTGCCTGATCCTCTATGGTTTCGATTTCTTCGATTTCTGCCAATTACCGAAAATACCGCCATTTTTCGTTGCACCACCACCACCACGCCGCGCCGGTTGTTTTGCCGTTGAGCCATTCCGAACTGGCCCGGTGTCTGCCTGACCCTTTTTTGTCTTCTCCATTGCTGATCTGCCGCATTTTTCAACTTTCATATTACCTCCTGAATAAGAAAAAAGCGACCCCCGGCAATATACCGAAAATCGCTTAATTTAGCCGGGGATAATTTGCCCCTAGTAGCGAGAACCGCCGCGAGTCGGGCGATATACACCACCGCTCTTTGTCGGGTTCACTTTACCCCTTTTACCCTTCGCAGGCCCGGGCATCGTCGGCACCTTTGCACCACTTTTGCCCTGTTTGAAGTTGTTCGATTCCTTTACCGGCACCTTGCTTGTATTCTGAGCCATTGTGCATTCCTCCGAATTTATTTTTACCCAGGCAAACTACAATCAATTGATATTTAAATCGTGCCGGAAATCGGGAAAAATGTCAAGAGATTTTCAATCACCAATTGATTTCTTCGTCGGTAATCAGCCTCAATCCGGTATTGATCCCGGCAAGGATTGCAACTTGCGTATTTGCGGAGATTTCATAATTGAAATAGTTTTGAGCAACCAATCCGGCAATTGCCAATAAATTAACATAAAGCGTCTTTGATTGCCAAAATTTCTTACCGTTTGAATTTTGCATAGTTACTCCTCCTTTTCATAATCATGATCTACATCGTAAAACTTAATCCGACCAATTTGCTTAACAAAACGAGCATCTTTTGTCCATTTCGGATCGCCGATTGAAATATCAAAATAACTATCCGCGCCAGGAACAGGATTTTCAATCTCCCGATTAATCACTTTATCTGCAATCATCAAACATCGTTGCCAATCAAGACTGCCTTCACTTGGATACAATGCAAGTTGCTTATCCCTCGGATCAGTCAACGACGAAAATTGCCACTTTTTCGTAATTACACTGTAAATCGAATTTCCCCACCAAGATTTCCTTAATACCCTATTAAGAATACAAAATGCAACTCCAGTAACACACTCAGCACTCTCTCCTCTCGCTTCACGCCAAAGCGTCAACGCCATTAATCCGAATGCTGCACGATTTTTTAATTCAGCTATATCAGTCATTTCCGTTTGTCCTCCACGCTCTTTCAGCGAGATATTTAACTCCTTGCCAACGCCACCATGCCAAAGGTGAGTATTTTCCAAACCACGATTTTGACCTAATATAATCTCTAAGCATTATATCCGTTGCTTCTTTCGCCGTTTTATTTCCTTTAAAATCAAGATGCGTCCTATAACCAAAATCATGCAAAATACATCCATTTCGGTAAAAATCAATTACTCCAGTACAGCCATCGCTATTTGTAAATTCTGCAATTCGATCAAAATCAGTTTGAGTGAATTTCCTCCAATCATCAGAAGATAAAGTAGCCAGAAATCGAAGGGCATCTTTTTCATTTATCACGCTTTATCCTCCAAGATTAATTTGTATCAAACTCAGCAAGTCGTTGTTCGATTAAATGCGCCGGGAGCTTTGTACTCCTTAAATAACATGCGTATTGTTCTTTTTCAATGTCATTTCGTTTTCCAATCGGCCTCTTTGGTGCGATTCGTATCGTAGTCTCCATCGCATCAACTATATCTTTCGTTGCCGCCGTTGGGAATCCCCTTAACTCTATCCAAGCATCAGTTAATTCCGGCAGGATAAATAATCTCCCTTGTTCAATAACCGGCTGAAGTCCTGTTCGGATACGGAAATTCTTATCCACATTCGTTGGCTGGTAAATAGGCAACATCTTAACCCGACCAGTGCAGCGTAATTTCGCCTCTTCTCGAATTAGACTACCAAACAATACTTGCATCCCATTTGCTTCAAGACCAAATATCCTCGGTTTATACATTTCCTGTACATCAAGAATCTTCTTTTTGAAATCGTTTGCTGTTTCCCTGCCTGCCCAAATATAGATAAAAAACCACCTATCAAGCCAGTCTCTTGCACCGACTGTAATCACCTGTCGAGCGGTTCGCTTCTTTGATCTGGCTTCTTTTCCTGCCGCTAAGTCCGCAAAAGCGTATATCTCAAGATACCTGAGTTCAATTTCATTCCTCTCATCGGCAAATTCAACTATCCCCGAATCCTGCATCCGCCGCCTCCTCGAAGACTTTCTTGCAATCTAAGCAAACTAAGTGGGGTTCCAGGTGCAATAACTGACTGACCGCCTTTTTCTACAGCAAATTCCCCAAGATCGCTCAATTTTCCCGTTCTTTCTTTCAGCCAAGTATCCCGCGATTCCCCAGCGAAGACAATCCGTCCGTCAATTATTTTAAACTGTCTAATCAATTCTATATCAAAATCCGTTAAACTTGGATCGGCTGCGCTATTTAAATAAAGCAAATAAAACATACTGCCGTGTTCTAATCTAAGTTGCTCAATTGATTCCTTCGTATGCTTCTCCGGCCAGAGAATTTTCCCATTGTTAATTATCCTATGATACGCATTGTTAATCACCGCCACGCTTGGATCATTATCAATAATATAGCTATATAAATCATGTACTGCCCATCTAGTGCCGATAATGAACTCTAACGAGGATAGGCCACTTTCGACTTCATAGGTATCAAGTAATGCCCGACTCGCCACATGCCAATCAATAGCCTCCTGCATGACAATTTCGCTATTCATCGCCTTGAACGAAACTAGATCGTCCTTTATCATTACATTTGGCCTTGCGCCAGTTATCGCGCCCCCAACACCTACTGCCTTTATCGTTGGATCGGGCCACTCGTTTTCTCTTGGAATAATAATACTTTCGCTGCTCCACTCCTTTGCTCTAGTCTCATCAATCCCCCAACACCTATGAGGCCAAAATGCACGAAATACCTTATTTTCTTCGAAGACGTTCTTAACTACGCGGAGATTCTTTTTCGCCATTCGTTCAGTTTCACCAGCAAGCAATATTCGGCACTCGCTTCCCTCTAAACCGGGAAAATAAATATTACTCTCCTTTGGCTGGATCAATATATGACTCGGCAGGCCGCCGCTAACTATTGCTGTCTTCGCATGTTCACGCGGCATAAGAACTAATTTTCTATATGGTGGAGTCTTCTGCAAAAATCGACAAACATCCTGATGAAAGTGCGCAGTTAGAAAAAACCTACCCAATATTCCTTTCAGAAAGATAAAAAGCGATTCCTCTGCCCGCTTCTTAAATCTCCTAATAAACTCCCCTTCTGCGCTATCCGAGCCTGCTTGTCGTGGTTGTCCGTTCTTATCAACAACGACTTCACGGTACTCTAGTTCAAAATCTTTCGGGGTTAGTATCTGAGAATTTTCAATAGGGGTTTCTACAGGCGACGATTTTGGTGATTCCTCAACCGACAATGAGGCAAAAGAAAAGGAGGACTCCAACTCGACAAGCGAATCAGAGTCCTCCTCAGGGAGGGGTGAGCCGTCAACCGAGGCCAAGCGGTCAAACAACTCAATGCGGGTGGATGAGGTCCGCAGGGGGAGAGAAGGAGCGAGCTGATCTTCTTTTACACCATTTTCGTCTTCGTTGTCAAACGAAATTTTCCACACTTGAGGTAATTCATTCCCCGGTTCAATAACGATTCCTACCTGAGCAATCTCTGCCGCCGTTGCGAGTTCTTTCTCATCGTCAATACTGTCTGCGATAGGGAAAAAATCATCGAGATTATTTATTTCAAATTCGTCCATTATTATCTCTCAAGTGATCTTTTCCATCTTTCGTAATTATAAATCCGATCAGGCTTTATTTGTTGTCCTTTCGGGCAGACTTCGCAACTCTCAGTTGAAGCCCGATTGCACACACAATAGATTCTTGCCCGTTTCTTATCCACGTTTAACCTCTATAAAACTATCCTCGTTTATATTACGCTCTACCTCATACCCACCATCTTCCCTTTCCAACAATTCAAGCAATTCTCTGTCAACGCCTTCCCCTGTTTCCCCTAATACCCCCCTCATTTCTCTCATCGTACTAACTGGTATCTGAATAATCATACTTCGACTTTCGACACTCGCAGTTGCTTTCGGTGCCTTGCTTGCTCTATCCAAAAATGCCAAACTTGCCTTAATCCTATCCGCATCCTTCGCCCAAATATTATCTCTCACTTCCATCAAACAAGCTGCACTTGGGCCAATTTGCGCATTGAATAATTCATCTATGTTCGTTACTTCATCAACTACTTTTCGACTGACTACCTGATAAAACTCCTGCACGACTCGTTTATATTCGGGATTCGTTGCCCTTAGTTGATAGATATAATTATTCGCTTTGCCGAACTTTTTCGCAATCGCTGCCGGTGGTGCCCCACAAGCATCAAGCAATGCGGCTTGCATCTGGACATTTGATAGTTGCGAATTCTCGGCAATCTTCGCCAATGCGTCTTGTTCGACTGCTTGCGGCGTTGCAGGAATTTCTATTTCAGCCATAACTAATCACCGTTTTTAATGTCGTCAATCGCGCCGTTTATCTCAGCAAGGAATTTCGATAAATTGTCAAATAATTCTTTGACTTTTTCATCGAGAATTATCTCATCGCCGCCATTATCATCCACACACATCTTCTTCTCTCTTCTGGCCAAGTTCAAATATTCCAACGCTTTCCAGCATTTCTGCTAATCCAAGTGAAAGCTGATCTATCGGTGGTTCAAGATGCTTACTTTCATCATCCATCAATTCGCGAATCTGATATTCGTTAATTATCCCATGCAAGATTTCGTGCAATAGTGTCCGAAATTCACGTTCTTTATTTGATTTCAAAATCCTGATTGATTGTTTTTCGTAGCTAATTTGCCCCCAGAGCTTTTTCCCGCTTCTATCATGGCAAACATCAAGTTCTGTTTCAACCCGATTGACCTCAAACTCCATCCCGGCGATTTTGATCTTCAGTGACACGGCCTGTCTCCTATTGAATTATCACTTGTATTATATCTCTTACTCGGCATCCTATCAATATTTTAAATCCTAGCATCCCCGCTGATTGTTGTCAATCAATTCTAGCAATAACTCCCAGAAATTTTGGAAAATTTTTCAGCAATCGCTGGATCGCCTGTGCCTGTTGCATTCGATTCTCTCGATGCGGCATCCATTACTCTAACGACTACCAAAACAACCCCGGCGATGCACGCTATACTAATCTAGCATAGGCCCTAATCAATGATCTTATTGTTGAGGTGCTTCACCCCGGCGGCGGGGCGGCGAGGGGGGTTGCCTGACAATTTACTGGAGGTGGTAGTTGAAAATTTCGTTCCTGCTGGCTGGAGAGATTTCGATTGAGTAGAGCAGGCTGGCGTGAATCGAGCTAGGCAAGCGAGTCAGGCAGCAGGCAGGCAGGCGGAATTGTAAGCGACCGGGATTATTCGATATTACATTGCTGGCGTGATTTGCGGTTGCGTTGCTATCTACTTGATTTCATTTGATATTAGGCAGCAGGCGCTAATTGATCTTTTACGCCCTCAGCAAATAACCAGCAATATCAAGTAATTAGAGCTTGCCGGATTCTGTCCTATAACCCGTTGCCGATTTATTCACCTGTTTCGCCCCCCTATCCCCCTGATTCCACTCAATATTTCGCCAATAGGCAAGAACGTTAACCGCTTGATATTATTAGATAATTACCCTAGGGGCAAAAACTCCCCCGTATAAGAATTATAAGAATTCCGGGGAGGCGTATAACAGCTAAGTGCTTGAAGTCATTACCTAATATCATTATTATTATAAATTATTATTATATAAGAGTACCCTATTTATTTAAGCAGACTCTTAAGTGGTCTGTAAACGATTTTTCGCCTGTAGCTATTTTGCCCTCTCAGGCGTTTTTCGTTGTAAGCGAATTTCAGTATTTTGACCTCGTTATCTCTAGTATAAAAATTTCCGTATAAGAATTTCCGAATTGTGTA